AGTTATAATGCTGTTTGGTGTGCAGCAAAAAGAAAAACATGGAAACATATTGTCCCCTAAAGTAGCCAGCCTCTCACTGTCAAAAATACGTCCATCGTACTCGCCCCACTTGCGGCAATCTGAAAATAGATGTCTCCGTTCGCGTCGCATGGTATCCATGCTTGTGCGTTGTGGTAGGCGTCATTCGCCAGCCCCGAACACCTAAAATATACGCCTTGCCCGGCGGTGTTATTGTTGGATAAAATCAGGTAGTAATCTCCGCCCGCGCTGGCGCTGTCTCTCAAACCAACCTCTACAAGTACCGCGCGTGGCGTACCCGTCGGATAACTGCTAAATACCGCACTTAGATCAATCAACGTCTTGGCGGTGGTGCTCCGCGCGTCGCCGTCCCAGGAGGTTGATGTAAGCGCGGGGTCCTGGATAACAACGCTGCCAACTTCTGCCAATTCCAAATATTGCAAACGCCGTTCTAAGTCCGCAATCTTGCGCGCTAAACTATCCATTACGGCTCGCTCCTCACCGCCACTTTTACTGTTTCCTTCCCTGAGTTGTAATCAATCGTTACCGCTGAGATATGCACATCCAGCGCCCATTTTTTGTACTGCGCAACCACGATGTCTCCAAAGTGGTAATCAATCCCGTAGCGCTGGCCGTCCACGTCTTGTAGTTCTCCCTCTAAGATGTGGCGCGGCCTGTTGTAGTAAAGCATCATCCGCGCCGCCGCTAATATACTCGCGTCATCATCCGTGTTATTGGCATTAGCCCACGCCTCGCGCCGGTTCCAAATCGAGGCGTTTACCCATGCGTCTTTTGTAGCTGTTTGTATGCTGCGCCCCTCCTCCTTCCCCTGTCCGCCCGCGTAGATGTAATTCCGTTCGTCTGCGCGCGACCAGGTCAACTTGCACGGCCACGGCCTGACAACGCGCTTCTCTATCGCCGTAAGCCCCATGTTTACTCCGCGCTGCTTGTTGTACACGCGAAATTCAAAACGCCCCGGATGCTGGTATACCGTGTCAAACGCCAGGTAGGTTCCACGCTCCCAACTCTCGTTGGCGATGTTTTGCAAGGTTGACAGCACGCCCGCGCGCGCGAACGACTCGGTGATACTCGGCCCGTTTCCGTACCCCGCCGCCACCGTCAGCCTGGCTAACCTCCGCGCGGTATCGGTGGCGTCCGCGCCTAAATTCTCCCTGACAACCAGGATACACATATCATCTGCTTCGTCCGTCTTTTTGGTGTAACTTCCCTCGGCGGTGTAGGCGATAATCCGGCTGTCGAGCAGGTAGTTTCCATCATACGCGTAAAACCGCAGCGTATCGTTATAACTTCCGTCTGTCTCAATCTCCGCGTCACGCAGCATAAACCCGCGCTCTGCGCCAGGCCCGCACTCAACCGCGAACCCGTTGCCAACATCGCGCTCCAGCGTCAGGATGCGGTCTGGCGAGTTGAGCAGGTCTAGCCATTCATAATCGCGGTACGGCATAGAGACAACCAGTTCGCCAATCTCGTTCTCCGCGACGGTCATGTTGATACTTGTAATATCCGCCTCGCGCAGGACGTGGATTAGATTGCCGCTGTCATCGTGTATCTTTACCTGATACCTTACCACATCGCACCGTCCAGGCTGACATAGACAGGCAGCCACGCCATTGTTATCGCGCTTGCCGCTGTTGTACTAGTCATATAGCATGAGATGGTGTTATTCCCCGCGAGCAGTACCATATCCAAATCAGAACCCGCCGCGATATATTTCATCAGGTTCCCGCGCCAGTTTGACCCAAACTTGAAGCGCCCCGGCCTAAAGTCGAATACTACCCGCTCGCCCGCTTGCAGCGTAAGCCCGTTGAAATAGATACCGCGTCCCGTTGAGTAGTTAATCAATTGCACCAACTTACCCGGCCCAGTGAAGAACACGCGCGGGTAAGCCCTGGCGCTGGCGCAGTTTACAGCAGTCACGCTTGCGGTTGTAGCTGTTCCCGAAGTCCAGTCGCCCGCCATGTAAATCTCATTGGCTGGCGTGACAAGGATTGCGCGGATCGCCTCGGCTGTCCCGCAGCCCGTGTCAATGTCCAACTGCCACCACGCTCCCGCGCGGTGAACCATCGCCGGATCGCTGATTGTTCCCCCGCTGAAGTCATGCCAGTACGAACCAACCGCGTACATGTTGGAGGCTTTATCCCAGGTGATGCCACGCACAATCTCCTCGCCGCCAACGCTTCCGACGGATTGGTACAGCAATACCGGTGATGATGTCCCACTCCATATATTTTGACTGGCGGACCCGCTTAGAGCAGTCCCCATATATGCTGTGCCAGACGCGCCCCAGTAAATGTTACCGTCTGGCCCGGCCTCGATAGCACGAATTGTACGCATACCGCCAAGTATTCCCTTTATATCCCACGTATCACTAGCGATATCATAAATTCCATGATAGGCCGAATTTACGGCGCGCGTTCTGGAATAGTCTCCACCAGCGAAAATTTTCCCGTTATAGTATTCGATAGCCCATGCTGCACAATTGCTAATCAATCCACCGTTCAGGTTGTCAAAAACAGAACCATTCCAGGATGCGACGCCCTTAAACGTTTCGGGCGCTACCGTGCCAAATTCGCCCGCCACGTAAACAACGCCGTTATCTCCCATAACCCCGCCGTTAATTACTCCGGTCGGCGTTGCTGCGGAAGATAACCCATTCCAGGTTGTTCCGTCGTATTTTCGTAGGAGAGTACCACCGCCTCCGCCAGCGTATATATTCCCGGCAGCGTCAGGCACTATAGCCCGAACCGTTCCCCCGGTAAAACCTACCCCCACCTGTGTTTTTGTAGTACCAACCAATGATACTATTCCCGTCCCCGCTGCCCCTCCGAATACGGTGAACGCCCCGCCCGCTATCACGCTCCCGGATGGGGTACGCGCCAATGCGTACACCGGCCCGTTGATGCTGCCTAAACTGCTCCACTGGCCCAACGCGCTCCGGTAAACCATGTACTGCGATTGCGTGATGGTTCCAACCATGCCCAGCGCCGCGCCAGCTTCTCCGTCCAGCATCAGCCCCGGCGTGTAAGCCGTGAACTGTACCGCCGCCTTGCTCACAATCTGGCTGCCAGGCTCTGACGTGTCATCTTCCAGACCACCGCTGTAAAGTACCGCCATGTCTAGCACTTCGCTTACCTGTACCCCGGCCGCGGTGTCCAGGCGGTAGCGGATGATTACCGGCTCATCATCCGGTACGTTATCCATCTTCACGGCGTCCACAATCTGCGCCCGGTTGTCGCGCATGACATCGGTTGTCGCTCCATAAAAGCGCAGATAAACCGTAAGTTCCCGGTCGTTTACCCGCGTCCCCTGGTATTGGCTGCCCGACTTGCCAACGGGAAGCGCGTAGTTTTCTACTGGCGGCATGCCCATCCCTGAGATTCCTAAAATCTTGGCGTAATCCCTCACGCGCAGCAAAGTACCGCCCGTGCGCGTGCGCGGGCTTCGGTAACTGGTTGATCCGTGCGCTACGCCGTTCCAGTAATAATCCTGCCTGAGTGGATTGAACCCGTTGAAGTCTCCGTCAAAGTAGGTGCTCTCGCTGGCGCTCTCGCATTGTGCGCCGTCAACGTAAAACGGCGAGGTAGACGCAACGCTGTCACGGGTGAGGTATAGGCGGTAGCTTGCGTTGCTGTCGCACGTCCAGGAGACCACGTGCCGCGCCCAATGCCCTGTACCCGTCCACTCGGTAGCCGTCCCGCACATTACCGCGCTGGTGTTGGCAAAGTATAGGTTAAACCCCTGCCCTAAAACGTCCAGCACGTCCAGGCTCAAATAATACGTTGTGCCGCTGGAAAGAGCGAACGTGCCAAAGTAGATACCGCTTACCTGCGCGCCTGACGGCGGGGTAATCTTGCACGAGTACACCCCGCGCCGCTGATAGGCTGCCGATTGCGCAATTGTCACGCTCGCCCCAACCGCCGTCCATCCCGTTGTGTTGGTTTCAAACGATGGATTGGTGATGAGGTTCGTCGCCTCTTTCGGCTTGATAATCCATAACTCCGGGTATTGTTCTGCCATTTACACCCCCGCCAAAATCTGTAACCGTCTGAATCCTGCCTGCGTCGCCCCGGTCTGGCTTGAGGTGATATGCTGTTGCAGGATGTAAGTATTGCCGCCGCCGCCGCCCGCGTCGCTGGTGAGTACGTCTTTGGCTTCCTCTTTCGACAGGATACGCCCATCCACCGCCGGGATAAACGGTTCTGGCCCGCGTTCGCCCACCCAATAAGCGCCGCCCGCGTACACCGACCCGCCCGACGCTTCCCCTGGGGGAACAATCGCCTCGCCGCCGCTTCCAGAACCTATATTGTTATAGGCGTCAGCTAACGCGCTTTTATCAACAACAATTCGTATTGTTGCGGTGTGCGCCCCGTCGAACTTTGCTATTTCTTCATTCAGCCCAATCATAAGCGCCGTGCTGCTTTCTATCTGCGATTTGAATGGGTCAAATTTATCGTTCAATTGCCCTAGCGCCGTTCTAAAATCCTCTGGTTTCTTCGGGTCGTATTCTTTGACAAGTTTTTGCAGTTCGTCTTTGTACCGCGCGGCGCTTTCGGTAGATGACCCCTGCATCTCGTCTACATAACCGAGAACCTTGTATAAATCCTCACCCTTCAATCCCTGCGCCTCGAATAATCCGGCGATGTCATCCCCCACCCCGGTCTGCCAGTCCTTCTGCTTGTCAATTAGTTCACTTTGCGCCGTTTCTAGGTCGCCGAACTTCGTCGCCGCCTCACCCGCAGCACGCGCGGCTTCCCAGGTTGCCATATAAGCGTTTTGCCCAGACTTGGCGATTGCCTCCCAATCGTAGGCCTGGTCTCGCAAAACATCTCTTGTATCCTCCGCCACCTTCCCGTACTCGGCATTGGCACGCATCGCCTCGCGGGTGGCGTCGCCTGCGTCCAGGGATGCCCGTGTACCGTAATACTGCGCGCGGGTGAATAGGTTCAATTCTTTCGTTACGTCGAATAGAGAGTCTTTGTTTTTCTTCTGGTAAAGCAGGCTATCGCGGAAACCCTCGCCTAACTTACCCGCCGCGATTGCGGCATCAATGTTCGCTTCGACGTATTCGTCGTAGCTGTCGGTAGTGGAAAGCAGGTTCACTTTCTGATCTTCAAGCGCGCCGTTTACCTTTTCGTTCCAGGTCATTAGGGTATAAGCCGCGTCTGCCGCGTCTGCCAGAGGTGGAGCAAGTTTCTTTTTGATTGCGTCGCCCAGGTTCTTGGCGGCGGTCTCCAATCGCATGAACGAGCCAACGTCAGTATCGGCGGCGTTGCCAACCCTGGCTAGTTGCTCCTCTGCCTGCTGTAGAAATGCCTCGTTGAACGCGTCGTTTGCGTTCATGCCTGTGGCTTTCAGCGCGTCTACCTTCTCCTGGAATCCAACCACGCTCACGCCTAACTGGTCAAAGCGCATTGTGGTCTGGTTTGCCATCGTCAAGACGAGCTGGTTCATATCCATCCCCAGCCCCGCGATAACCTTCCCCAACCTTACTGTGTCGCCGTGCGTCTTGACTAGCCCCAGGCTCATGAGGTCTGTTGCGCTGGTCATCAACTCGGCGTCGGACAGCGTGCCTTTCGTGGCGGTGCGCAGGTCACCGAGCAGGGCGTCAGATGTGGTGTGGATTGACTCTGACAGACGCGCAAATTTTCGCTCCACGTTTTCAAGCGCCGCGCCCTGTTTGGCAATGTCGTACACCTCACTAAGCGCAAGTCCAAAACCGCCCACAATCCCGGCGGCGGCCATGATCTTCCCACCCATAGCGCCGAACTTCTCCCCAAGTCCAGTGACACCCTTCCCTGCCTGGTCGGTCTGTTTCTCCGCGTCCTTCGAGAACTTGGTTAAATCGTCCTTCGCACCCTTTAGCCCACTGCTAAATTTCGTAGTGTTCGCGGTTAACTCGGCGTATAAGCTGGCAATTTTTCCGCCCATTATCTTTTCCTTTGTGGTGGCGCTTTTCCAATCAGCGAGTTTCGCGCTCTGGCTCTGGCCTCGTCAATCTGTATCAGTTCGTACCAGCGGGCAAGTGGGATTGAGTCGATGTATTCCAGCGTCCAACCAAAGCGTTCTGCCATCGCCCAAACGTGGTACTCCATCGGTACGCCCGCCTCCGCCACTAGCCCGATATACACCCGCTGGCTTAGGCTTTTGGGTCGTCAATATCTTCCAATGGCTCACGCGCTTTTTTAGCGAAGGCGGTCAGCATCCGGCGGTAGACGGGCTGCGGTAGAGCCTCAATATCCTCCACCGCAAGCCCGGTCACACGCGCCAGGAATAAGTCATCCTCGCTGTCAAGCAGAGAACCTTTGACGAACGCGCGGTATTCCTTCATGCTGACTTTCATCAGGTCGAACGAGACGCCCCGCCCATCGGGTAAAGTGAAGTCAGGCATTAGTTCGTCCCGTCCGTGCGCGCGCCGTTCTGCTGCCAGGATACGCTAATCTCAGTCAGGGTGTTGTAAGCCCAGTTGTAGCTTGCGCCCTGGCTGTACGCCGGGATAGTAATAACGGGCTTTCCGGCGGCGGTTCCCTCTGGATGATATTTGAGTGTTCCGAGCTGGCCTTCAACCACCGCCGAACCCATCGACCACCCGCCTGTTCCTGTCCCGGATTGTAAAAGTCCGGTGTATGTAGCTTGCCCGTCCTTCATGTACGGAACTCGCTGCACGGCGGTGTCAGCCCCGGCGGTCTCGTCCAGGAAGTCGATTGACGGCGCATAGTTGAACGTCCGGTAATCCGCGTTCATCAGCGTTGTCCCGGCTGACGTGATCCACTGTATTACTGCCGCTGATCCTAAATAACTAGCCATTGTTTAACTCCTCACTTATCGGTAATTAGGCGGTAATATCCGCCCATTGTGTAAATCGTCTGCCCGTTGGGCAGTTCTTCCACGAATTCAAATTCATCCTCGCGGCGCAAACCAACGGTGGTATAGCCGCTTATCGCCAGCGTCCCGCCGTTCAGCGTCGCATCGTAGGCGGCGTACAGCGTCCCGGCCTGGTATGCGCTCGTGCCGTAAGCCCGCACCCATTCCAGCCCGTCGATTACGTCGTGGTCATCTGTCAACCCGCCCGCTTGCCAGTTCCACACGCCATATGGCAAGGCTGCCCCTTCCGGCGCGCGCAGGTGGTAAGCCGTTGTACCCAGCGCCGTTGCCATCGCGGCGTTTACCTCATTCATTTGCACACCTCCCGCCAGGTTTGCCCCGCGTTGAACTGGCTAACGACTGTCTGTACCGCTGGTCTCAGGTATGGGCGAGATCCCATCTTGTGAGTCCCGAATTCAACCGGGGCTGCATATGACATCGGACTGCCGACAATCGCGCTGCCTTCTTCGGCTGCGGGTAGTTCTTCAACCTCGCGGGTCATAATGCGCGGTCTGCTCTTGCCCCGCTTCGCTAGACCGATAATCGAGCCGTTGAAGCCCGACTTCCCCGGCGTGTTGGTGTAGATACTTGCCCGCAAAGCCCCCGTGTCCACAGGCGCTAACATCTTCGCCCGCGCTTCAACTTTGAAGGCCAGTTTGTTTATCACCTGCTGCGCCTTTAGCTTGCTGTCGCGCAGGATGCGGTCTAACTCTTTGGTGTCCAGGGTAACGCCGCCGCTCATATTCGCTCCACAATCACGCGCTTGACGCCCAGCTTACTGCCCTCGTTGACACTCATTACCGCGTACATCACGCCACCGTAGTAAATGCGGTGCGCGGTGGTAATCGTGGTTGTAGCGGGCAGACTAAACCACTGCCACGCTCCGCCCGCTAATTGTTCACGTCCGTTGGTCTGATCCATGCGGCATTTGACGCCGGAATACAGCGCCGCCCAGGTCTCGGTGATACCGCCGTATCCGTCCGCGGCGCGGGTCACGCTGTAAATATCGCAGGTGTCAACCAGCGTCATGTTCTCAATATCTTCGCGCAGGCGGTCAAGTTCACCCTGGGGTAGCATCAGGTATCACTCCTTTCAATGTCAATTTGCCCGCCGCCCGAACCCGCAGCCATGAACGAGTAGTACGCTATCATCTGCTTTGCCTGCGCCATGAGTTGACTGCGCTTCAAGTTGTGGTTATCCGTGACCACATCATAAGCACCTGCGTAATGCCCGTACTTTAGGCGCCACACGTCAGCAGCAGCCGCGTTCAAGTTGTACGCCGTTCCTGAGATGTAGCGCGCGCTGCCAGCCTGGTCTGCGGTAAACGTACACATCCCCCGCGCGGAGTCAAACGCGTACCCGCTTGCAATCACGCTGCCTGCGCTGTCCATGATAACGGGCGGAGATTCCCAGTTCTTGACGCCTGTGGTGAAAATCTTGTAAACGTAGCTGGAACCGCTGCGCTGGGCGAGCGATGACATATCCACAAAATCATAGATAGATTGGTAGCGGTCAATGTACTCCTCTAGCTGGTCATCCGACCAATACCTCAGCCCGCCTACCGTGTAATCGTTCGCGCCCGCGTCTGTCATCCCGCGCAGGGTTGCGACCAACGTATTCATTCCCGCGCGCGATGCTGTCCAGAACACCTGTACAATAAGCCGCGCTGCGCTTTTCTCGGCGTCAGATAGCGTCGCCAGCACGTCAATAACGTACTGCCCCGCTACCGTTGGGCTGGTGACTGTGACCGGGACCACGTTTGACGCAATCACGCCTACCGACAAAGTCGCTGTCCCCCCGCTTGGGTAGGCGGTCAGCGTCGCGGTTGCGCTCGATACAGTGACGCCCGCTGGCATATCATCGGTAAAATCGATGTAATGCGTTCTAATCTCGGTCGTGCTTTGATCCGTTCCGTAAAATTCAATCATCCACGTCCTCGCTTTCCCGCGCCCCGACGCGGTGGGTTCCCCTTACGTTTGTTTCATGGTTCGTCCTCGCCCCCGGCCGGTACAGCCGCCGCGCGCCGTGGAGGATCAGCGCCGCCAGGGTGATAATGACCGGATCGCCGCCCACGCTTACCGCGCCCTGTTCCACGGTCAGCGAGTGGAGAACCCCCACAGTCACCCCATCGCCGGTCGTGGATACCGCGCCCTCAAATACGGCTATGCCGTAGGTCGGGCCGGTAAACGTCAGGCTGACCGCGTCCCCGCTGGTCGTTACCGCCCCCTCGTTGACAATCAGGCGGTGCAGCACACCCAGGGCGACGGTGTCGCCCGTGGTTGTGACTACGCCCTCGGCGAGCGTGATTGAAGTCGTGCCGATGCCGCTGAAGGTGACCGTTACCGCGTCGCCCGCAGTAGAAACGGTCCCCTCTGCCACGGTTAGCGGGTGCTTCGCGCCGATGGTTACGGCGTCCCCCGCCGCACTCACCGCGCCCTCTGCGACGGTCAGGCTGACGGTCAACCCGAAATTAACTGTTACCGCGTCGCCCGTGACGGATACCGCGCCCTCGCCCACGACAAGCCCGGCCAGGACACCGACGGTCACGGCGTCGCCGCTGGCGCTGACCGCGCCCTCGCTTACCGACACGCCCCAGGTCGGGCCGGTGAAGGACAGGGTTACGGCATCGCCCGAGGCGGATACGCTTCCCTCACCCACGATCAGGCGGTGCAGCACGCCCAGGGTCACAGCGTCGCCGGCTGTTGATACGCTTCCTTCCCCGACCGTCAAATTCCCGGTGACGCCCAGGGTGACGGCATCCCCATTTGTGCTTACTGTCCCCTCGGCAACCGTGAGCGAGGTTGCCCCCTGCCCCACCGTCAGGGTAACGGCGTCGCCCGCGCAGGAAACCGTACCCTCAGCTACCGTCAGGTTTCGCGTTACCCCCACGGTTACGGCATCGCCAGAGACAGATATAGACCCCTCGGCCACGGTAACGGGCGTTGCCCCCGCCGCCGCCTTGAACGCCATCATCCCGCCGATCCAGCCCAAGCTGGAGCCAAGCGTCCAGTTGGCGGTGTCTGCCGTAGTGGAGTTGTACACCCGGTACTGGACGTTCATGTGCATTGCCGCCGCGCCGTTCTCGTACTCGTCCAGTTGGGTGTAATCGCCATCCGGGGCAATGGATACCTGCCCGCTTGCCATCGAGGTCATGCCGGCGATGATGATGTCTCCGCTGACCGTGGGGGTAATCGGGCCTGCCGAAACCGCTGTTCCCGTTCCGGTATTGGTATCCGCGCCGTCATCCGGGGCCGCCGCCACCCCGCCCAATTCGATGATCATGTACGAGCAGTAGGCTGCCGTGCCATCTGGGTTGATCGTGATGGTACACGCGCCGCCCGCGATGTCATCCGCAAAATTGAAACTGAGTACGAGCGCCCCATCCCCGCCCGATGTGTGGAACTTGCGCGAGTAGGAATTGCTCAGGGAGTCCGAAACAGGCGTGCTTATCCCTTCCGGCATATCATAACCGTGCAGTGTGACCAGGATGGTATTCCCGGCAGTGACGTTGGAATCAAAAGATACCGTTGTCGAGTTGCCGGTAAAATATCCCTTCTTGGACTGCACCACCGAAGCGGCCATAGGTTACGCCACAATCTCCCCGAGTAAGCCCCAGCGGAACGCGCCGCCGAGGGTTTCGAATGACACCCGCGCCACGCCGCCCGCCCATCGCGATAGGCCGCCCACGCCGCCGACCCACCCCATCGGCCCGCCAGGGCCGCGCGGCTCCGGCGTGCAGCCGACCCGCTCAACCGTCGCGTGGTGATGCCAGGCCGCCCCGTCTAACGATGTTTCAATCGTGGCGCGGACCACTAAAACCGGCGTTGTGAAATCCGCCGGGGTAACGTCCAGTTTGAGCCGCACGGTATCCACCCCGGCAGGGATAGTGACGTTGTTGACCGTGTACGACCCAGCCCCGCGGCGAGACTTTGGAAGCCATTGAGCGAATGCCATGCAGCACCGCCTTATGCAATATCAGCGAACTCGGCAATATCTACGGCGTTGATGACTACCGTCCCGGCGGCGGTCACGGCAGTTGGCGCGCAGGTTCCCACAGCCAGGAGCGTTCCCGCGCCCACCCAGGAAACGTGCGTAATGGTTCCGGTCGTGCCGACCACGACCGTCCCCGGCCCATAGGTGATTTTGCGCCCGCTGCTGTCGCCGTTGGCCACCGTAAAATTTGCCGATGCGCAGGCGACCGTCCCTAGTGCCGCGGTCCCCAATGCCCCGGCGTTATCCGCGGGTTGGGAAAGGCAGATCACGGCAATCGTCGCCGTGTTTTTGAGCTTGTTCAGCCCATCGTTTAAAATGTCATCTGCTAAATACTTTGCCATTGCTACCTCACTCTAAAATTGATAAAATCGTCAGCCAAGGCAGCCGCCATCATCGCCAACCGTTTTTCCGGCGGCATGATGCCGTGCCAGCCCTGTACAATCGTTTCTGGTGATTCATTCACGCCAATTGTGGCATTGTATTTATCTTCCACCGTAGAAACGCATCCTACAGAAGCCGCTAACTCGTTGAACGCGCCCTGCTCCGCCCACCTCTCTACACCCGGCCATGACGCCAGCCACTTCTCGAAGAAGTCTACCGATTGTGGCGTATTGCGCACGTACAGCACCCCAACGTTGTGATGCTTCGGCACGTTGTTCTGCCTGAGGTAAGCGCTGCGTTCCGGGTCGTGGATTGCCGCGCCTATACTTGCTCCATCCGGCAGGGCGTCGCGTAAATCCGCCGAGAAGTCCATAATCGCGGCGTCGGTATCAAGCCACACAATAAATTCGTAGCCGCGCCGCAGCGCGTCCAGCACGAGCTGAACCTTATCCCACGCGCCGCCCTGCTTACCCGGATGTACGTCGCCATAGATGCACCAATAATCAAAGCCGCGCGCCCTGGCGTAGGCGGCGTGGCGTTGTTGCGTCAGTCTCAGCATATCGTAGAAGATACCCGACCACGCGCCGGTGTAGCCGCCGATTGATAAACATTGCTGGATGAGGATAGCGTTATTCATAGTGCCGCCTCGATTTCCGCCAGCACCGGCAGCCAGTATTTCTGATACACCACATCAGCGTCATATTCTGCTTTGATCTTCTCTACCTGTGGTTTGGATGGCTTGCGGTACTCTGCCTCTAGCGCCAGCTCTACCGCGCGTATATGCGGTCTGTAGTTGTAGCTTGCCTGTGGCGTGTACTGCTTCTCCGCGTCTCTACGGTCAATTAGATGGCCGCTGAATACCAGTTCGCTGGTTGCCATCCAATCGCCTCCGATGACGGGGCAGCCGCACGCCTGCGCCTCGATAGTCGGGATGCCAAACCCCTCGCCCGCCGTGACCATGAGGAGAACGTCTAGCGAGCTGTAAAGCTGGGAAAAATACTGCGGTGGAAATCCAACCGCCTGAAAATACGAGTTACAAAACAGATAATCTTCGCCGGATTTCAGCCCAAGATTAGCGCATAGTTCGGGAAGATTTACGACATCATTCAACCCCACGCCAGCTTCCGTCTGGAGGAACAGGAACCAGTTATCATGACGTTTCTTGCAGTTTGCAAACGCGGTAATTTGCTCGACAAAGTTTTTCCTAGATGGAAACCCCTTATTCATTGCCACAATGCCAACCACCCACTTGTCCTCAGGTATTCCGATACCCTTTCGTGCGCCCACTTTGTCTTGCGGGAATAATACGCCTGTCTCAACCGAGTGCGGTACATATAGGCAGTCCATGCCGTTTTTATGTGTCTCCGCTACCCCAAATTTACTCATGGCTATCCGTTTCCAGGCGCTGTTTAATTTCGTGCGTACGATAGCGGGCATTGGTTCATGGTCTACTGGATACCAGGGTATCCAGTGGATCGACGGCGGGTATTCCTCGACGTTCAATACCCATGTGTCGGTCAGGGTGAACATCACGTTCGCCCCAAAGTTCTGTGTGTGAGGAATGGCAATGTCGTTCCCGTACGGGTGGTAGCGCTTTGGAAAGCATGTGACGTGCGGCGCAAATTCCAAAACCGCCCCCTCTAACCCGTAGTAGCACACAATCCCCGCATAGTGTCCCGTTTGTTCGTTCGCCAACCGCATAACGTTTATACGCGTTTGCTGCCCATATCCCGATGGTGACCAGGGCGAATTTGATACCCACGTAAATCGCATTTAGCACTCTCCCGGTGCGCTCCCATGAGGTTGTTGCCTGGCAGGCTGTGGGAGGGTCAGCTTTTCGGGCGCGCGGCCCTAGCCAGGCTCAAAGGAGGAAGATGAAACCCTAAGCGCAGGTTCCGAGTAGCTTTATGCCAAAGGTCGGGCGGTAAATGCCCGTCCCATAAACCATCGTGGCGTTCAGCTCATACCCACCGCCGCCGCGGCTCTCGTCGCGCTGCGGGTTAATACGCAGGGCGCGCCGGGTGTCAAGCGCGATAGCCTGACGGCTCATCATGATCCCGGCGTTTCCAGGGGTGGGAATATTGGCGTCAACGACGATCGAGACGCCCGCATACTGCCCCATGAAGAACTGGCGGCTAAACTCATCCATCCAGGCGGGAGCCTGTCCCAGGGTTGGCACGCCGCTCGCGGCAGATGCCAGGTAGTACCACTGGTAGGGGTGGAAAACAGCCACGTACGGCTGAGGCGCGAGGTTCGCGCGCAGTTTCGCAATCGCCAGCATGAAGTTCGCCCAGGTCAGCGTACCAGCAGCAGAGCCAACCGATCCAGTGAAGGAGGCGAACATGGTGCAGAGATCAACGTCCAGCTTTTCGCCGAGAATTTGACCGAGCGAACGCCCGGCCAGTCCGGCAATGTTCGGGTCAGAGTCGCGCGCGGTATCGTTGATGAAATACTGTGCTCCGTACATCGCCGGGGTGATCGTTCCGCTGGAAGTCCCGGAGAACGCCTGGGCGCTCATGTCGGTTGTTCCGGCGATGGTTTGAACAGTTCCTTCTGTGGTAGTACCAAACACGTGCGGCTGTAAACCGTTATTGCTCCATGGCGTCACCCAGGGAGCGACAATAGCCGTTTCCCGAAGTGTCAGAAGCGCAGCTTCGTAGATGTTCGGGATTAGGGTTGAAAAACTTGAATACTGAGTTTCGTTTGCCATTATTGGCCTCTCTATTCATTAGGTAGTGTGTATCCCCCACCCATACGCTTCTGGATTTCTGGACTAAAAATATCTAGCCCCTCTCCAAATAAACGCGCCTTCTTCTGCTCAATCGTTTCCTCGGCCCTTCCAGCCGCGCCGGGATTAGCGGGCTGTGGGCCGGGTTGTTTGGGGGTTGGTTTTGGCAGGGCGTCCGCTAACGCTTTGGCATCGGCCTCTAACTCCTCCTCCGTGTTCCCCTGTAATCTCAGGGCCAACGCCTCGGGCAGGTTGTGCTTTGCGGCTACCGTGCGCTTGATTGCTGCTAGTTTTAGCGCCTTCAGTTCGCTGGCCGCTTCCTCCAACTGCGCTTTGAGTTTTTGGGCTTCGGTCATCTCGGCCTCGGCCTTTTTCTGTTCGGCGGCTTCGTAGGCTTCCAGTTTCTTGCGGCGGTCGGCTGCCTCGCGGTTGGCTAATTTCAGCGCCGCGCGCGCCTGTTCTAACTCAGCCTGTAGCGCTTCGGGCGTCACGCCTGTCTGCGCTGCCGGGGCTGCTTCCGGTGTTTCGGGCGTCTCGCCCGCTTTCAATTCGTCTGCCATCTCGGCTGTCTCCTCAAAAAATTGCAAAATAAAAAGCGCCCATCTCAGGTAAATGAGAATGGGCGCAAATGCGGCAATTCTGTGTTCCCCCCGGTGGCCTCGCGGCGAGCGGGCGCTATTCGATTGCGTTTATTGTAGCACGATTATTCCGCGTGTACAATAACTAACTTGCGGGATGTTGGTCTGGCTCCCCCTGCAAGTAGCGCTCCTCAATCGCCCGGCATATCATCAGCAGGGCGCGGCGCACGAGTATCCAGAACGCGCGGTCAGCGTCGGTCATTTGCCCCCTGTCAGATCCTGGGCAAACACGTATCTTCCATGCAATGGACAGATACCAACATCGTAAGGGGTTATATAAGCGTCCCGACTATGTAACCTATGAACATATAACCACGATTGAATTGCATCTTTCCTGCTATCAGACAAGAATGTCTGAATACTCCCATTTTTATATACATGTGTTTCTGTGCTTGCAAATCCAATTGCCAGGAATTTTTTATTTGACATTTTCTAAATCCCGTAATAAACGCGTTACCGTTGCATTAAATCTGGCCTTATTTGTGCCCGCATATTTTAGGGCATGTGCGGCCCAGTCCATAGCACTATCCCACTGGTTTTGAGACCATGCGCCCGGCATTAAACGCCCTGCCAACATAAACCCCTTTGCTGGATTTTCCGCCCCAGTTACATAATTGGCTATAGCGCTAACCATCGCCTCATTAATTCTAGTTTCCCCACCAACAAAAAGAAAACTAGTGTATTCTTTATGTTCTATTTCTTTAACTAACAGGGCACGCTTTGCTTTTTCAAATTCTTTGGGGTTGATTGAGATTTTATCCTCAACAACATTATGGGCCAATTCGTGTGATACAAGATTTCTTTTACCGGCGGCATCCAGCCGCTCATAGGTTGAGCGATCAATAGCGATCTTGTTACCGAATGCCGACCCCTGAGAACCAAGATGGGTACCACCAAAACTTATGCTTTGTTTTTCCTGGATTAATTCGTCCAGTGTTTTAGCCGTGCGCATCAGCCCATAAACAGAATCACTCTTTTCTGTCGGAAGATCCGCAAGCGTGAACTTGCCATCCTTCCACGCCTCAAACTTACCCTTGCCCAGGATAGCGCGCTGCTCCTCCTCGTTGAGCGTATTAAACCATTCCTCGCCGCTTGCCAGCCCCAGGTCTGGCGCTTCGCCAATTGTGACGGGCAGCATCGTACAGCGCCCGTTGTGGTGATCGTTCAGCGTTTCGTTTAGCGTGTGCTGTGATCCGTGCATAGCGATACACGACCCGCAGGTAAGCCCGTCAAGTTCTGCGTACCAAATCCAGCCTGTTACAACGTCGGCATTAGCAAGATAGCTTGCCCGGTTCGCTTCTCTATAACTCCATAACTGGCAAGTCCTCATCATCCTCAGCGCGTCGGTAAGCCCCATGCCCAGCGCCCCGGTTACCGCGTCGCCAATCCGCGCCGTAAGCATGGCGGCAGTTGTGCGCGGGTTCAGCCCCTTTGCGATGCTATCGAGAACCTTAGCGCTAACCTGTTCACTGGTCCAGCCGCCGAGCATCCCCAGGCGCTCGTACAGCGGGCCGCGCGGGTCAAGGAAGCCTACCAACTGTTCAATCACCTCGGTATTTATCGCGCGCATTTGCACATCCATCCCCGCGCCCCGTGCGGATAGGCTGGCCAGCAATCGCGCGTCCCGTTCGCCTTCGGTGATTGCCAGGGTAGATTGTCCGCGCAGTTCCACACGCATAAACGATTGGTACTCTGCCAACTCGTTCTCTACCGTGTCCATCAGTTCGCGGTAGCGGCTCATCTTGCGTGCTTGTTCGGCTGTCGGCATTTGCCCGCTGGCGATAATCTGCAGCGCCAGGGCTTCGGCGTCTGCTCTCGCGGCTTTGTTGATTGCGGCGTATGCGTCAACCAGGCGCTGTAGTTCGGCGGTCTCGCGGGCGGCCTGGGCGGCGCGCAGGCGCTTGACTTGCTCAATCACGGGGCTGGGTATCTGTTCGGTCATCGTACCTCTATTAGTGGAGTTTCCATACTTCTCCCGCGCGTTGCATAGTTGTTTCGTAATCAATAAAAGCGGCAAGGTGTTTATATCCGCAGTATGAACATTCTAGCGGGACAACAAATTGGAAATTCCAACCATCCTGTGCTTTGAAATAATGCCCAAGTTTTATATTGCTCACAATACGAGAATCGCAATTGTGGCACTCTCCCATATAACCAATCAACAGTTGTGACCAAAACAAACACTGGCGTTCCTTAAATTTAGTCATCCGTCCCACCTCATCAACTCGGCTAATTCCTCGGCGGGTAACTTCGGCGTCATGTCCTGCATATCATCCGTGCGAAGTTGCCCGTCAACGGTGGACGCCATCACGCGCGGCCATTGCACCCATGCCGGGTCTGACATCACTTCCACGATACGCGGCACGGGAGACGCTATCAGGCGTTCAAGCAAGCGCAAATCCTGCTCGTATGTCATGCGCCAGAACGAGAACCCGTATGCCTCGGCTATCTTTATCAGCGGCGGGGTGGTAAACCCGCTGCGCTCATCCGCGCCAACGATTCGCCCGTCAAAGCGCGCGCGCTGCATGACGCGGATTGAGTTATACCCGCCGTTGTTGAACACGAAAAATATGATTGGCAGTCCTAAGCGTCGAATAGTTTCCAGTTCCTGGGTGTTGAGTTGGAACCCGCCATCTCCTGTAACGCATATCGTTCTTCGTCCGGTAGCAATAGCACCACCGAGCGCCATCGGAATATCGGCTCCCATAGATCCAATAGAGGCACAGACAGTAATCCTTTGTCCCTGCTTGACTTTATACGCTTGCAGAAACGCATTGACAGCCCCACTTGACGAACCGATGGCGAGCAAATCCTTTTCATTCGTCACCTCCCCTAACTTGTGGATAAACTCGAATGTGTCAATATACCCGTTGCTTGCTGGCGCGCCGTCCAGCTCCGGGCGGAAGCGCGCATACAGCGCCTTGCACCAGGCGAGCCAGTCTGGCGGCTGCTCCCAAATAGACGCCCAGTCTTGGGATAAATCGGTACACTCTAATCCCCAATCTTGGGGCAACTTGTCCAGTTCGGGTTTATCAATATCAATTACATGCTTGCGCGCGTTGGGTGCAAAGCGGCTGTAATCATACGCTACCTGCTCCCCGTCCAGGCGCGCGCCATATACCATCAGAATATCAGCCTTCTGCTGTATGATATTTGCTGCCCGCTGCCCGAACACGCCGGGACGCCCGCAGAACGCCGGGTTATCCTCTGCTACTAAATCTATGCCCTGCCATGTGGTGAGAACCGGGATACCGAGCGAGCAGAGGTGCGCTATCAGCGCAGGGTTGCCGCGCGCGCCGTTGCCGATGAGGATCACTGGCTTATACATTCTGGACTCAAATCATAGGCTGTTGTAACTAAATTTGGTTTGAATGGGTCGGTAATCCTCATCCAAAAATGATAATCGTCTAGTTTTTCGGTTTCTCCTTCAGGAATAACCTCAACGTCCTCAACGTTTTTGACAACACCAATTTCGTACATCCAGTTATATTCGTCGCGCCCGAAATAACACAATTGGGCGAGAAGTACTACATAATCCTTGCGTGGTCTTTCGTTCGTCATTTCTATCCAACCAATCATGTTTCCTCCGCCTGTACATCCTGGCAAATATCAATCCAACACGGCCCCGCGCGTCCCTCCCGTGCTATCTGTATCGCATCTTTTAGCGCAAGCAGCGCCGTTTCTCCGCTGGTTGGCTGTCTGGCGTACTTGGTAATGGGCGATACAATCTCAATCGTCGGCCCCTCTTGCACCCCGCGCGAGCGCATACCGGGCAGCGCTAACCACTTGCGCATGACCTGCCCGCTGATAAACAC